AGGACTTTGTAAAACGAGTGCTGAAGAAGCCCGTTATGATGGTTGACAGCTGGGTATAATCCAGTTATAATACAAACTTACACACACTAACTAGGAGCGAAACTTATGATTACAGCACAAGAGATTGTTAAGGGCAAGGCACTTGCAGAGCAGGCATCCTTGGACTTCTTCCGCACCAAACTGAACAGCAAGGATCAATTTGCCTGTGGCTTTGCTTGGGTAGACGTCTATGTGGATCGTACTAACAGCAAGCAGGCCAAGGAATTGATTGCCGCTGGCTTTAAGAAGGACTACAAGCCCAAGTGCTTGAGCATGTGGAACCCAGGCGGTTTGGGCGTACAGAACATTGATTGCAAAGAAGCGGGTGCAGATGCTATGGCTACCTACTTGCAGGCACTGGGACTGAAGGCCTACGCAGGATCGCGTTTAGATTAACCAAAAGACATGACAGGCCCGCAAGGGTCTGTTATAATAGATACATATTAATTAACTTAGGAGCGAAAGATGGCGAAAGTAGTTACTAGTAAGATGTTGATGGCCCTGCAAGCAGATGTTAAGACGCTTGAGGTGGACACTACAGCAATCAAGGCCAAAGAAGCGGCATTGAAGAACGAAACAGATGAAGACATCCTGGGACGGTTGCGTGACCGTTTTGAGATCCTGGACGACATGACTCGTGCAGTTAAGAGCGGCAAGGTACGTGCTATGATTGTAACAGGCCCTCCGGGTGTTGGCAAGTCATATGGCGTAGAGAACGTCTTGAGCAAGCATGATGTGTTTGCCAATGTGGCACAGGACGAGAAGCTGAAGAAGTACGAAGTGGTCAAGGGTGCTATGTCAGCACTGGGCCTTTACTCAAAGCTGTTCCATTACAAGGATGCTAAGAACATCATTGTGTTTGATGACTGTGACTCAGTATTGCTTGATGACTTGAGCTTGAACATTCTCAAAGCCGCATTGGACACCAGTTCCAAGCGCATGATCCATTGGAACACAGACAGTCACTTGTTGCGTCGTGAAGGCGTGCCAGACTCATTTGAGTTCAAGGGCGGTGCAATCTTCATCACCAACATCAAGTTCGATCACGTGAAGAGCAAGAAGCTCCGTGACCACTTGGAAGCATTGGAGAGCCGTTGCCATTACTTGGACCTTACCATTGACACTACACGTGAGAAGCTGTTACGCATTGAGCAGGTAGTCAACGAGTGTGGCATGCTGGACAAGTATGAGTTTGAAGACTACCAGAAGAGTGAAGTGGTAGACTTTGTTAAGGCCAACGTTGATAGACTACGTGAGCTGAGCTTGCGTACAGTACTTAAGGTAGCTGACTTGAAGCATGGCTTCCCGGACAAGTGGAAGGCTGTAGCAGAGGTAACATGTATGCGCAACAGCCGCTAAGGCTTGTGTGTACACAACAGCCAAGCAGCCACTAAGAGCTGTAGGCTGTAGCAGTAGGATAGGCTAGTAGATTCGCTCCCGAACGCCCGTCCATAAACACCAAGCCAACAAGGCAAGGTGTTTGGATCTAGGAACCTATAAGCCCGATTCGCTCCCGGCATGTTCCTAGATTTTTTTTGATCAAAATATCGAAAAAATATTCTCCCGGGGAGGTTGAGAAAAAGAAAAAATTGTCGAGGGGGGTCGGGGCATATACATTTACAACTGTTGTATTTTTACAACAGCGCATGGAATTTTGGTGGGCATAGGTGCCAAATCACCCCACCAAATCTATAAGTACTTCTTTATAATTTTTTACGTGCATCCTCTACACTAGCACAGGACCCATTTGGCACTGTAAAATAATCCCCACCAGAAGCATAAGTACTTCCCCAAATTTTTTTGCGCAGAAAAAAACAGGGCCGCTAGGACCCTGTTGGGCGGAACTTCCGCCCTTTCATATTGCACTATATTAGCGATTCATTACGTACATAGTAACTTCAAAGCCAAAGCGCATATCAGTTGCTGTTGGTGTTGTCCACATGGTGATTCTCCTTGTTGATTATAGTTAGCATACTGGTCTTGCACTAGTATGTATCACTATAGTAACAGGTCTACACCCGGAAATCTATAGTGAAAATCATTGATTCACCATAGTGACATTAGCTAGCGTTAGCCAAACGTACTATGCTCAATACGCTATTAGTAGCATCCGGTGTACGATCTGCTCCACTGGTTTGACTGGCATATATAGCCATAGTATCACCCTTTGCCAGTTTGAACACTCTTGATGCTGTCTGCACTGCTCCAGTAGCCATTGCACCATACAACAAGGTAATGCCACCTGCAAAGCTGCCATTTTTCACCACTGTGATATCGCCGGCAGTTTGTGTCACACTATAGCCGTAAAACACACTAACGGCAATTTGATAAAATCCAGCGTAGGGTGCAGTAAACACACTGTTGGTCATGTGCGTGGCTTGGGCGCCGTAATTGGTTTGATCAGCCACTTCAGTCCATAGCAGTTTAGTGCCACTACCAGCGTTAGTCAGTACCTGTGTGCCAGTAGCGTTGGCTAACACTACTACACTTGCTTTTTTATAGTTTGCCATAATATATCCTTATTGAGTATTTAGCCGACACTAAATAACATACTATGTGGACATCTTGGCATTTTTCCCGTCAATTAACTCAACTCACTCAGGATCAGGTAGCCTATACTGACGGTGTGGGAGTGTTGGACACGCCCCAAGACATTACTTCTGTTGGCAGTGTACGTGGCAATGCAGCCGCTCATGGTGGACTCATAACTGTAGAAGCCAATAGTCTTGTGTTCCGTGACTATGGCTTTGAGCTGGGTGCTGGCACTGTAGTGGGCATTGAGATCCAATTATCAGTCACTAGACTCAGTCGTATACAGGATCGTGTGATACAGCTATACACAGGATCAGAGGCTGTAGGTGCTAATCTAGCTGATGACACCGCAGGCGATGTGCAAGTATATGGCGGTGCGTTGGCTAGGTGGCAGGTTGACAGCATGGTGTTGGACTACACTTCACCCCAGTTTGGCTGTGTGATAGATTTGGGCCCACATCAAAAGTACCCCAGCAACAACACCATAACCATACACTCAGTGGCCATGCGCTTGGACTTGGTAAGTTTGGTCTAGGCACACAGTGAGCATTAGCACTCATTTCGTGCGTTAACGCTCTGCTACTTCGTAGCTGTAAAAAATCTGCGCTTCGCGTTGCTCTAAAAAAAAATTAGCGGCGCTCCGCGGGTTGGTTAATCTACAGCGGGTGTCTTGTGGTAGTAACGGTAGTTTACTGAGGTTTCGTTGGTCTGGTGTACGAGTGCGCCGTTCTTTAGATGAAAACGTTTGGCCATCTCAGTTTGTGGGCTTAGTGTAACAATGTCGTTGACTTCGCTATGTTCTTTCAGGATCCAATCAGCGGCTTGACGAATCAGTGCCGCACCTGCTCCTGGACTATAACTCCAAATAGTATAAAACACAGCCACGTTTTTACTCTTGCTCACTGTCTTCAAATCTTCTTCGTTTTTAGGAATTTCAGTTAGCCATTGTAAACAAGTTGCGGCCAAGATCTCTTCTCCTGCTTTGAGTAGCAGAATTTCCGCCGCTTCATTAATACGTTGTTCAAGTGGAATATGTGGACGAACTGGATCGTCTTTGATCACTCGCGTCAAAGGGTCAGTGATGTCAGTAATGTGATGCAATTCCATGATGGTGTTCCTAAGTGTATCTTTATATGCGTATTTATTAATTCGTGTGTGAAACCATGTTACACATAGATTACACTAGGTAAGTTGTGTTGAAACTCAGAGTAATGCGCAGGTCAGTGGCATTGTTCAAAGTGTCGTGCGGCAACCAACTGGGAAATATGATCAAGCCGCCTGTACGTGGTTCAAAACTGCGATAGTTTTCATTATAAAATGTAGTGCCATTACTGCGCTCAAACATACGCAACTGTTCAATGGGACTGTGAAAAGTCAAGGCACAACTGCCCGGGTCGGCGTGAACAAACAGGGCCGCACTTACTATGCTGAGTTCGTGCCTGTGGCGTTCAACACGATCTCCATGTGTATAACGATTTAACCAGCTGTGGTTAATTTGAATAGGCATGCATCCTACAGTGCTGGCCCAAGTGGCAACACATCTTTCAAGAACATGCCTCAAGTTCCTTAATTGTGGATTGTCCAATATGCCGCCGGGCTTGTGTTCTTGGTATGTACTGGCAGAAGTTAACCGCATTGGTTCATAGGTTTCTTGATCCGCTAAACTTCGCAATATGGGCAAGTCTGGGTGGGCACTTAAATCGTACTCATGTATAACTGTGGGGAATAGCAATGTTTCGCGCATTTATAACTCATCTGTGGGCAAGCTGTTCAACAGTTCTCGCAGTTTGGTACTGGCCACTTCAGCTTGGATTTTGGGTTTGGCTAAATCAAACCCTTCTTTGGGACTGGCACGTTCCCACCCGGCTGTTGTGCCTCCTGCATCCTCTGCGCCCTGTGCAGTTTGTCTTTGTTTAATACTATTGAGTAAATGGCTACCAGCTGAGGCTTGTCCTGACCCATATGAATCTTCTTGTTCGCAGTCAGTAATACGTAATGAATCAATGTTAAACTCAAGGTCAATCTTTTGTCCAACGCCACTGCTTGAACGAGTTTTCATCAGCTGTATTTGATAACGTCCACGCTCACGCATAGCACGACTTGTAAAGATACCAAACACGTTGTCCGCAGTCTGGATCTTGGATAGTCCGCCCGAGATATGACTGTGGTCGAATTCAATTTCTTCAACTGCTCCACGGTTCAACTGTGCCGCAGTGATAAACACACAGTTCTTTTCCACTGCCAAATTACGCAGTTCTTCCGACACATACTTGTCTTTGACAAACAAGTTTTCAGCACTGATACGTTTGCTCAAAGGCATTAACAAGTCCATGTAGTCAACTAACAACACGTCAACTTTACGACCCATTTTGATTTCATACTCTTTCAAATATGCACGAATGTCGTTGGCAGTCTTACCACTGGGCATGTATTTGACTTGGAACTGTCCCGATTTCTTGCCAATCATTTTGACTTTCATTTCAACATCATCAATGTTCTTAAAAATCTCTCTAGTGGCCATGCCAGTTATCATTGCATCCACACGCATACTGACTAGTTCCTCACTCAATTCCAATGTCAAGTAAATTACATTGAACCCAGCAAGAGCATAATTGACACCAAGGTTAGCCAAAAATAAGGATTTACCAGCACCTGAGCCACCTGCCCAAATGTTGAGTTCGCCACGATTAAAGCCTCCAAACAACTTGTCATCAACTGCTTTCCAACCTGTAGATATTTGTCCATTTTTATCCTTAATCCTCATTAGTCTAGCACGGGGATCTTCAAAGTAATCAGTACCCATGTCACGCTGTAAGCCAATCTGCACAGCGGCTTTGATCTTTTCTTCCACTGGACCATACTCGCCTTTTTCCAGCAGGTCTGCACTTTCCAAAATGGCCCGCTCAAGACCCTTGTGGCGGGTAAATGTTTCAAAGTCATTCATCAACCATTCAAAGTGTTCTTCACGCAGATCTGTGGCGGCTTTCAAGTTAGAACCTGTTGCGGCATTCAGTATGTCTGGAGTGGGTAATACATTGTTCTCACTCACATACTTGGTTAGAAACTCTGCTGGTTCTTGTAGCTTACGGTCAAACAGTTTGCTGTCAAAAATGCTTTGACAACGTACAAATGTGCCGGCATCTGCCAACATCATTTCTAAATAAACTCGTTGAATATCATATCCATAGTCTACGTTTTGTCTTGCTTTGTCTTTATCTTTGTTGTATTCATTCATAGTTTATTATACGCTCTTTAAATATTAATTGCAATGTGTTTGACAGGAGTCCAGTCGTTTTTTCTTATGCGTTGTTTGGTATGGTATGATACTGCACCTATTGCACTACTAGGATCTCCAGGATTTGGTAATGACCAGCGATACTTAAATGCAGGTTCTACAAATCTCTTGTTGGCATCAGAATTCATGGCACACCCGCCCATATAAACTAGGCAATCGGTGTTGACTAACTTCCTAGCTTCCATCATAATCATACCAACTTGTCCTTCGAATGCATCTTGTACTGCGGCCGCAATATCACATTGATCTTGTAGTGTTTCTATGGGGTAGGGCCAATTTAGTACACCTCGATGTAGGTTATAACTTAGGTTAAGTGTATTGCTGACGTAGTTATTAACTTCTTTAAAGTACCGCTGTTTGTCGCCTTGCTCCGCCATCTTTTGTAACAAGTGTTCATCTTTAATCGGAGTGAGTCCAATCAATTTAGTAAATGCGGAATAGAACAAACCTAAACTATGTGGATAACTACGGCTCCATACTTTCTTCATTTCTCCGTGCAGACCTTGCCATATGGTGGCGCATTCAAACTCACCTATTGCATCCAGTACTACGATAGCGCAATGATTAAAAGGACTAGTATAATAGCCAGCGGCGGCATGACTTGCATGATGCGGTGTATAAGTGACTGGTGCATAGTGTACTCTTATTTTATTTAAATATCGCCTAGGCAATACTGACAAGTCCATTGCTGTTTTATATTGTCCGGCATATACTTGTCTTGCCTTTTTAACCCAAGGCCGCTCATACCAAAAGATACGATCCGGCGCACCCTGATGCAATGCTTGATTGATAAGAGATGAGTCTAATTCATCATCTCGACAACTAGCCAATGATTGAAATTCGCCGTCCTTAAACACAGCCAGGCTCGAGCCGTGATTGAGTGCGTTTATTCCCCAGGCAATCATTTGTAGATAAATGGATCGCGTTTACGTAATTCTTCAAGACGTTTTTTATAACGCTTGTGTTCTTGATACTTGCGCCAAGGACCAAGTAAAAAAACAATTAGTTTATTCATTCTATTTCCTTAAACCATTTCTTTGCCTTAAGTTGTATCTTAAGACTGTTGGATTCTTTTGCTGACGTAATTAGGTATAGAGTGGCCAATCTACCTAATTTAACTACAGCATCGTTTACATCTTTAACACCTTCTGGCCAGTCGGGCATACTAACTGCCCAGCCAAATTCCAATGCCTGTTCTATTGTTTTAGGACCTTCGTGATCTCTATCTGGAACTAAAATAATTTCCTTGCCCAGTTGTTTAAGTAACCAGTTCTGACTGTCCTTAATCTCTGCTCCGAGTAATGCACATCCATCAATACTTATCGCATCAAACGGCCCTTCGCAAACAATTACGAAGTCTCGATTGGTTGTTTGTCTATCTAAATTAAACACATATCCCGGTTGTTGCTCACTGATATACTTGGGTTTAGTATCGCCTATGGCCCGGGCAGTGTAGCCTACAATGACATTGTCTTTGAGGAACGGTATAATCAACCGGTTGCTAAAACCTATCTTAGGAGTCCAATAGAAAGGATAGTCTTCAAGATATAAATGCCTACTTGATAGATATTCTAGTACAGGTACGAGCTTGTCCGGGATATGGTTTAAACTGGAAATAAGTTCGCTATCAGGCGGTAATTCACGCAGTTCAAATTTAGGTATAACACTATGTATTACTGTATTTGAATTGTCATTAAGTCTAAGTGCTTCAAGTCTGAGTTGACTAATAGTGTCGTCGCCCATGTTGAGCAAACGCATTAGTTTATTCATCTTTTGACTGATTGTTCTGCCAGGTTGCCAACTGGCTTTAAATTGACAATTGAAACAATGATAACTAACTGCATCACCACCATTAATAATAAATCCGCCACGTTGACGTTTATCGTCACAACAGGGCGCATTAAAACTTATCCAACCGCTTGGGGTTTGTTTTCGCTTACCAGGTAAGTGTTGTAGTAGTGTGTCGGCTATGAGGCTCATAGCACATTATACTTAACTTACTACTACTTTGTCAACAGTTCCGAGTGCCAATCTATAGTTTCCGTTTTTCCAGGTCACTCTAAAATAATTGTAATTACCAATTTCAACATCATTAAATGTGATAGTTGTAGTGGTTGCAACTGTGGTAGTTATTGTTCGAATTTGCGGTGCATTCAAATATGAATTTACAGAAATAGTGCTGTTTTCTGTTCCTTCTAAATAAATGGTTCCTATAAAATCAGTAACAGAAATTTCGAAGTCCAACGTTTGAACTGGCTCGGCTTCATAAAATTTACTGGCAATAGCAGGAGTGTGATTTGTAACATTACCATCAAGATCTATTTCTTGAGTAAAGTGTTCATATACTCTTTCATCTCGGAAAGTTGGCATAGCATCTCCAACTAGTTCTATAGTGCCTACTGCACCAAATCTGGTGTCAGCATATAACAATACATCTTTACCAAGACTGCTTAGTGCAGTAACACTGTATTTCAAATACTGACTGGATAGTTCAGTCAAATCTTCTTGTGGTATAGTAACTGTAGCTATACCTTTTAAGGCAGTTGGAGTAACTGTGTACGGGCTGTTTTCTAAAGCGTTACCTTGAGCATCCATTACATTTAATTCTATCTGAGTTAGCGTTGCTAAATCGATGCGTTTTTGATCGGCGTTTTTAATATCGAACTCAATGGTGTTATCGATACCATTATAGATTTTTACATTTCTCTGATACACGTTTGTATACTCCACAGTAAATCCTGCCAAATTGGCTAATAGTATGACCCTATTAGAATATAAATAACTTGAAATTTTTTGCATTTGGACGGACCTTTATATACTATTTATGGCAAAACTAAGAGACAATATAGAACAACACTTACCTTTTATCAGCGTGTTAAACTACGGTGAAAACGAATATGTGGGTATCATTATAAATCAAGATCAGTTTGTGACTAGCTTTTATGATTTAAACGCTATTCGAACACCGGAAGAAAAGTCTCAATTTTTACTTATCGGCGAAGCATGGTGGTGGGAAAGCAACCGCCAATTTCCAATTAATATATTCTGTAGAGAACAAATACATCCTTTCCAATATGCTATTAAAACGTTCAACAGCAAGGATACTCGTATAATACTCGGACCCTGTGTTAACTTAATGAATTTAACTGTTAAACGTGTTAAACGCAAGAGCGTACAGTTAGTCCGCAAGGTTCGTTAAGTTTTCACAAATTAAATTCATCTGTACCACAATAGCCGCCGCATATGCTACAGCATGAGCCTTCTTAAAATAGTACTCTTCATTCTCAGGTTTCGTCCAGATCTCCGTCATCACTGTAGTCCATTCTTTCCCAATCAGATAACGTTTCGCGGGTCTGATCATCGCTAGTACTGCGGCCAATTGCTCTATAGATCTTGGTTTGCTTTGTCTCAGAATAGACCCATGCCCATTCACATGGAACAGGTTCTGGGTAAATTCGTCTTCTAGTAGTAGATCCCATAATGGTTCAGTCTCCAGTAGTTTTTTTAAGTGTTCTTTGTTTTTAACACCTTCATAGACTCCTACATTTAAGAAATCTATTTTAAAATATCCTCTGTCTTCTGCTTGTTTGTAATCTATTGTACTTAATCTAGTTAATGGATTATACGGAATAGACGTACAATAAACGCCAGTATTGTGTTTTTTAAAAGTACTATTGTCTTCGATGGACGCTGTAACATGTTTGAACAAAGCTAGGGCTTTTGTTCTATCTGCAAAGTCAATATCAATATCTGGCATTATATATTTGATTCCTTGGCTACCTGTCGAACTAATTCAGTATCTGCTGGCAGTTTTTTAAACCTGTTTAACCAGAATGGTATATCCATAATTGCAGTGATTGCAGTTAACTGGTCGTCTGAAAATTTCTTTATCATTGCTTTGCCGCTTGGACTGTTTAACACTAACCACGGACTTACTTTGCCGTCTTTGATATCAAAACAAGCACGACTCAAACTAACATAAAGAAAATAATGATTCCATTGACTATTGTTATCGTCGGCCCATGTCATCATATGATTAATAGTTCTCTGTAGTGCAGTTTCTACGGTTTCTGTCCGGACCAAATTGATAACATACTTGTCGTACAATTCGTCCCTACACCAATGGTCGAGTTTAACTCCGCTGGTAACAACGTAGTCAATAAATCGGTCCGGGTACAAAGGATTAACATTACTGACAAAACTGCCAAACTTGACAAAAGCATTGTAATAAGGACTCCTAGCAAAATCCTCATAAGTTTTATCTTGTTTACTATTTTGCGTTTTTTTGTAAAATCTGTTATAAGTGTCATAGCCTAATATCACATGTTTTTCAGTCTTAGCAAGAGCTCTTCGCTTCTGCTCACATAAATGCACAGCCAAAGTTTTTTCCTTTGTAAATCCTGATTTACAAAATTGGCAAGTGTACGTTTTGTTTTCGGAACTAATTATCATTTAATCTTTTTGGCAATTGTTGCCTCATCATAGCCGTGTCGCCTTGCTAGATCTTTAAGTTCTTTATCAGTAGACAACTTTGCCATAACTTCAATCTCGTCTAGTTTTTTATTAGGGTACAGTTCTTCTAAAAATTTAGATTTTTTATTACTGCCCTCTTTCTTTTTATTACCTAACCATTGATGAAAGAATACTGTGCTCTTGTCGTAACTGCACATACACAGTAATAGCCATAACAATTTAGGATGCTTTTGCAGTATGTTCCAGTTCTTATTAAAGTATTCGTTAACAGTTAATACAAAATGTTCTTGAACTTCTCGCTTGGAACTTTGTACATTACTAATGTAACGATTGAGAATAAAGTATTCGTTCTTAAGAGCTTTGCGTTGTTCTGCATCCATCTCGTCCCACAAGGTACGAAAATTCATATCAACTGCCGCAAGTTTTTCTTTAAGTTCAATCTTTTCGCTCATAGCGGTTTATCCTTACTGAGTCTGTATATCATTATAGCACGATCCAATGCAGTTTGTAAAGCGGGATTGGTCTTGGCTTCTCGCCGAATATCTCCCCACAACTTATCTTCCAAAATATGTTCGCGCAATGGCCTACCGTCATTAGTCCTAGAGTCCGGAAATTCATATTTATATCCAATCAATTTGCGGTCTTTCTCGCCAAATTCACGGGCATATACTTCATCGCCGTTGCGTTCGTAAATGTAAGTTGCACCGGGTTTAAGATTGCCCATCTTGCATATCCTCACGGGGTACTAATATAGAATCAAAGGCCATAACGGTTCTGTAGCCGCTTCCAGTCCACGGATACACAGTATGTGGAAGATGACTTGGAAATAAAATAAAAGTGCCGGGCTCTGGAGTATATTTCCAAGTATCATTCATAATAAATTTAGTTAAATCTTTATTTGTAGGCAACCTAAATAGTATTTGGCCGTCACTGGCTTGACTATTTTTGCCGTAATCCGGAGCACTGATATAAATGTTACCGCTTAAATTTCCGGCAGGGTGAGTGTGCATTTCTTGATAGTCTCCAGCCGTTTGTCTAATGGTCCATATGCTAGTAACTTTAGGCTTACAATATTTTAAATCATCTACACCAGATTGCGTAGTAATCAAATCCATGTATCCCTGGCATGCTTCTTCTAACCAGCTTACCAGCCATTGCACATCAATATCTAAGTTATTAGGATAGACTTGTATTTGTTGGCCACCGCGAATACTTAGTCCGGCATTGTGTGCATCGTTTAGTTCTGGATGGGAGTGTAATAATTCTGATAGGTTAAAAATCTTACTAAATTCAACAGGACTCACTGGACCTGCTACTACAACTGTGGGTGCAAAATAGGCTATTTTTAATGTCATAATATTTTATCCAAATGTATGATTTCGCTTTGTCTCGAAATTTCTTTAACAAAATATGCGCAGTCTGGTTTGTCTCCAAAACGTGTAGGTGTTGCTAGTAGCTGGCCATTTTTCATTTTTGGAAAATACCATTTAACATCGTTGTAAAAATTTACAATTTCAATTTTTTTAAATTCTACCCTAAAGCTACTAAGCGGATTAAAAATCAATGCTTCAAATCCTCTATCATTTAAACTGGTCAACGGAAGTATTTCAATATCAGTTGCGGCACTGCTATCACCGACTGCTATACTCCAGTCTAATGGCATTGCTATTTCATCTTCGCCTATTCGTAAAACCATTGCAGGTGCATTAAAACTTTCTAGAAATATTAATGGCATAAAAAAGAAATCTGGTTCTTTTGCATCGCTATTGTCTAGTACAGCAAACCTAGTGTTTTCATCCACTTCGTCTGGTAAATTATTTAATGAAAACGTTTTATTTTCTAATGTTAATATTTGCATAATTCCTTATTTTTGCCAATCTGTCTTTTCGATAGTGAAAGGATATTTGGCATCCTTGTAAAATTTCTTTCTTTCTGTAAGATGTCGCTTGGCATATTTGCAAGTGCTAGTGATATCCCAGATTTGGACAAAATCTTTGTCCTCTGCTTTTCTTATGCCGCGGCCAATACTTTGAATAACTCGAGTAAACGATTTGCCAGACTCCAACAGTACCAAGTTAAAGATCCTAGGAATATTAATACCAACAGCCGCGACACCATAGGTTGCAACAATAATTTTATTAGTACTTGTTTTAATTTCATCGTATTCCTCTTTCCTATCCTTGGTCTTAACCTCTCCAGACACAAAAACAGCATCCTCTAATTCATTAATGATAAATTTGCCTGAATCAATTCTATTAACTAGAACCAATGTATTGCCTGTTTGTGATATTTTTTTAATTAATTTACTGACATAGATCATTCTATCTTCGTCTGTTACAAGATATTTTAATTCGTCACTATATGCGCTAAATTCGGGTAAATCTATTAATTGTACTATGTTGACATGACACGTACTTAACACGCCAATATCCTGTAGCTCATGTGCTTTAATACCGCCGACTACTGGGCCAAGGCTAGCAAAAATCTGTTCGTATTCAAATTTTTCTTTGGGAACAGTTCCCGTTAATCCCCAGCGTATAGGGGCGTTACACAAGTTCTGTGTAAGTAAATTTTTTAGTACTTCGGCCTTGGCCATGTGTACTTCATCAACAATGACACATTTAACTCCGTCGAGAAATTCGGCTAGTGTTACAATATCGTGTTCGTGATTTTTACTTTTCTTATCTAGAATATTAAGACTTTGCCAAGTGCAAATGGTATGTGTCTTGTTTAAATCTTTGCGATCCCCATAGTAAACGCCCACGTCCAACCCTACTGCAATAAAGTCTTCTTCAGTTTGCTCCACAAGACTTTTATTAGGTACAATAGTAATTGTGCGGCCGTATTTTTCTGCTAATTGACTTAGTGTTGCGGTCGTAATTGTTTTGCCAGCACCTGTGGCAATTTCTTGCAAGCTCTGTGTATTGGTTAAAAATGTATTGACTGCATCTACTTGATAGTCACGTAACATAATAGGTTGTCCGGCTTGTTGGTGACCTTTTGGCCAAACTTTGCCTTGATCAGCCCAGTATGTTTCTGTTACAGGTGTAAACGAAATTGCGCTAGTGGTACGTAAATCTTCTACATCTTCAACACTAATTCCCAGCTTGGTCAGTATACCAAATATAGCTTCTAGCTGACTAAGATAGCCGTTGCCGCCGAGTCCAAATAAACTGACCATGCCGTCCCATCGTCCAAGTTTAAATGCCGGATGATATCTTGCATATGGGATTTCGTATTTGAAGGAGTTGGCCAGTTTCTTGCGGGCGTCAAGCGGTAAGCCTTCTAATTTAATATTAACTTCGTCTTTGATTATTAATTTAACTGACATATGTTGCCTTTAAATCTAATACAGGTTTAGTATTAGTATAAGATATAACCAAGTCGCAACAGTTGGCATATACCATAGATTTATTATTTCGTATAGTATCTAATACAATTACACTCATTGGGGTCCATTTAGTCTTTAGTAAAAATTTAGGAATTTTACTAGCCTGAATTCCAACTATCATAGTATTATTATCTAGTTGGGCGTTATATTTGTTATTAGATATAAGTTGGTTAAATTCTTTGCCATTGCCTTGGTTGTCCATTCTAAAGTACATACCAACATTATTATTGACTTTATTTTCTTTTAATGCAGTATCTAATACTAACATATTTTTATACACAGTATCGACATCCCAGTTGGGAAATACTATTAGTATGGGTGCTCTACGCAATTCTATCAAAGAAGATATTACTTGTTGTAAACTATGTACAGCACTATCTACCCATACTTTAGATGTTTCTCTATATGCAATATCTCCCGCTAATGTTGCAGGTTTAGCTTCTGTATTGTTAAATGTATATTGGTATCTAAAACTTCTATCTTTAATAACTAAGTGATCTAATGATGTTTCAACACCAAGTTCGCTGGTAATACTCTTATGAAAGTTTTGATTTGAAATATTTGTAATGTTGAATCTGTCTTCAATTTCTTTGCGATCCCAACTTTTAATTATAGTTGAGTAGTTAATAATCTCTTCATCTATCTCAAATTGAAGTGCTGACAATAAATCAACTAACAGTATAACATTTTTCTCAGTTAACAATGCAGTGTATCCTTTGGCGGGATTTACCTGTACAAGACCGTCTATTTTATTAGAATTAACTTGTAATACTTTTCGTATATTTGAGGAATATGAAAAATTAATACTCAGCACAACATCGCCGTCGATGTCCTTAGATAGTTGTAATTTTTTATATTCTTCAACTTGCCTAAAAGATCGTGACCATACAGGATCCATCAGAACATTGGATATGTCGTGCCAAACTGTTTGTAAAGAAAGTACATGTTCCTTAAACAATTTTAATAGTAATTTGGACTGATTTTCAGTAATAAAATAATGTGAATTAACTGACGTTGCAAGACTACGTAATACTCTACTATCTCTAGCAGACATCAAGTCTTCCACAGCAGGATTAGTATTGTTTACAATGTCTAGTAATAGTTCGTCTATAGTTATCATATGAATTAGTATAACACACTTTTGTTGTTTGTCAAAGAAAATAGACAAAAAAATAGGCCTCAATATTATTTAAGGCCTATTGGTCACCTTTTGGTGGAATTGATTAAAGGCTTGCGTCTTCCATACCTGCTATACGTAATTTTACAATGTTGGTAATTTGCCATTGTTTCTGATCAAGGCCTTTAGTAATACCTAACCATTTGTTGCGTAGTAATGCAAATTCGTTTATAATTTTCTCAAAGTCTACAACGTCAGCTTCACCTTCTACAAACCTTTCACAGTCTCTAGAAGACAAAGCTCGTTGATAGTTTTCAAGATATTTTCTAAAATGACTACTTTTTAACCGTCGCAATTCAATATTCAAGTACTCCAAGATAGCTTCAATTTCTTGCAGTTGCCCAAACCTATGTTCGACAACTCCAGGAAGTGCGGCTGAAGATTTCTCCAAATTTCCAACAAGTTTAATTTCAGACTTAGCTGATATTAGCTCATCTTCAAAATGTTGAACAGCATCGGGGATATGACTAATATCCTTAGCTATCTTAGTATACCATCCCATTAAAACTCCATTTCTTTATAGTTGCTGTCGTCTTCGTCTTCGTCTTCGTCGAGATAATAACCAATGGCTTGATCAAGTGTATCGTCGATACCAATCGCACCTTTCATTACTTTATCACTGACACCAAAGTCTGCAAGCAAATCGATATATCGTTCTGCCACATTTTCTAGTTGTTTTTTATCTAGATATTCGACAAAATTTAACCAAATATCACCAATTTGTGTTTCATTCAACATGCTCTTCTATCTCCTCAGGAATGGTAGTTGTTTTAACTTTGATATGAAAATTCTTCATTATCATATCTAATTTATCATCTTTCCATTCTTTTCGGTAGAATAAGAATTCTTCACCTGTCGTAGGATCTACGTGTTTGAGTCTGTTGCCTTGTTGTACAAGCAAGCCAGCTTTTTCAAACATATCTACTAGACCGCTATAAGGATTCATACCTGTTTCATATGGAATTTCAATTTGCAAAGTTTCAAAAGGTTTTGCATAACGTGTTTTCATAATCTTGCAAGCCGCACGAATGCCATGTACTTCACTGGTCTTAACACCGTTTTCATCAGTCTTAAGTTTAAGTTTTTTCATAGCAACTACAATACTACTTGCATAAACAAAACCTTGTCCACCTGAAATCTTATCATCTGGATCAAACATATCTTGACTTGCGTATGTATGGTTAGTACACACTAAACCAACATTGTAACTACCAAACATGTTTACACAATTACGAACCAAGGCAGTCAGTGCTTTGGGTTTACGACCCATGTCACCTTTCAAATCACCTGCTTCAAACTGATTGATGTCCGTGGGTGTTAACAACATACCCAACGAGTCAATGACAAACAGAACCTTAGGGCGTTCCGCCATTTCTTTATACTCTTTCATGAATTCATGAATAGTCTTAGCGACATCATCAATCATGGCCATGTTAAGTTTTAGAAGTTTATCTTCACTGGTATCTACATCAAGTGCGTGAAGCCATTTCTCATCAAGCGCATTTTCGCTGTCAATTAAGATAACATAAATGCCTTGCTTTTGTGCATTAGCAACCAAATTACCTGAACAGATAAACGATTTGCCTGCGCCGGATTCGCCCGCGAACACTGTAACCTTACCTAGCGGTACGCCTTTGTTAAAGTCACCACTGATAAGATAATTAAGTGCAAAATTTCCTGTGCTGATCCAATCTGTAGGATCATTAAATCCTACACCCAAACCGTCAATACTCTTGGTTAAAGTTTTTCTAAATTTTGATAAGTCGAATGCTTTAGTGGCCATGATTATTGATCCAATGGTAATGTATTCCACTCTTTAATTAGAGCGAGTACTTCTTCTTCTGTATTACAAAGAGTTTTTGTAGTAGACCAATCTTCTTTTTTATTGCGACCACCAATTTCAACCATCCAACCGTTGTCATAGCGATTGATACTGATGCTCTCATTTACTTTTGCTAGTTTAGCTAATTTACTCATAATTATTCTCCTAATAAGATAACCTGGGCGTACGACTAAGTCGCAGAGGCCCAAGCCGTTTGTTTTACTTCTGACGATTGCGAATCATTGCAAGAATGTCTTGCGCACGACTGTCTCCCGAACCAGTTGCTTCGGCTTTTGCCGCAGTACTTGGTGCAGGTGCTGACTTGACTGTTGGTGCAGGTTCGTCATCGGCATCGTCTGCTACAGGTGCAGATGCTTTAGGAGTTGATTGCTTTTGTGGATCGCCGGTATTCTGACTCATACCAGCTGGCTTGAAGTATTGACCCCAACGTTCCATATCATATGGTTCGCCGTCGACTGACGCTTCAAACATTTCCTTCATTACCTTAAGCTCAACATCAGTTGGCTTCTTAGGCAAGAAGTCGTTTAGATTAAACAAACCATGCTCTTTGATTGCCGCTTGTTCTGCATCATTCAAAGGACGCTCACGACGACTCCAAGTACTAGTTGAGTAGTCAGCATATCCGCCTTTGCTACCTTTCTTCATACGATAGTCTAGACCATGTACAAAGTCAGTTGGCAAATCTTCCAACTCTGGATCAACTAATGCTGAACGAATTGATGTAAAGATTTGTGGTCCGATGATAAATCTACGGATTGGATTTGCTGGGGTTTCTTTTTCAGCAAGGCCGTCTTCTACTACGAAGCCTTGGAAAATATAACTACGTTTCTTCCAATACTTACGACCCATATCTTCCAATGCAGGATCTTTAAACCATGCACGAACTTCCGAAAGAATAGGACAAGTATCGCCATACATTTCCACGCATGGTACTTGAACAATAGTTGGTTTGCTTTCTGATTCACCTTTGATTCCAGCGAATGGCAATTTGATCATTGCACGTTCTACCCAGAAAAAAGTGTTGTCGGTGTTTCCGTCTGGAAGGAAGCGTAGAACAGCTTCGTCACCTTCTTTTAGATTCCAGAATGGGTAAATTGAATTGTCCCCACCTGTTCTGTTACCGTCTGAACCACGTGATTCAGCTGCCTTAAGTTTTGCTCGAATTTCAGCCAAAGATGCCATAATAATTTCTCCTTTTATATGCCTTTGTTTGCCTAGTATTGTTTTACACCTGTAAAACAAAAAGTGCATACATGTTATTGTACGCACTTTTATTTAGTAAAGCAAGA